GGATATGTAACAAGAGCATTTTTTAATATAGTATTATTTGATGCCATACCACACGCATTTTTTAATAATTGTACCATAAAATAATCTGGAATATTTTTTACTAATATAAACCATATACAATTTGGACTTCTAACAATTTTAGTATCATAAATATTTCTACAAGAATTCATTAAATTTACAATTGAACGTGTGACATTATCTCGAATATCCTCGGGTAATGATTCTCCATTATATATTAAAATATTATCATTATTTAAAAAAGGATAAAATAATGAAGTATAAAATGTATTATTCATTTGAATATAAATAATTATATTTTTTGTCTTAAATCAAATTAAAATCTTCATTAATAAATAACTCTTTTTTTAGAATGGGAAGAATGCTAATAATTGGAACTTGTAAGATCTCTACCATAAATTGTACTTTTGTCTGAATATCTATATTGTATTTTAGAAGATCTAAAACACAATTATAATTATTGTTAGAATAATTATAATTATCATCATTTGTAATTAGATTAACAAAATCTTTATCAATCTTTGATGGTTTAGAAAATATATCTTTCATAATTAATTTTAATTCAATAATAATAGATTCTTTAATACCGATACAAGTATTGTATACAAACTTATATTCCTCTTTAAATTTCTTAATTTTTAATGTACTATACATATTAAGAATACTATTAATAATTTTTAGTTTGCATGGGGCAGAATATCCAGATGTTTCTAAAGGTAAATATGCATTATATTTTGTAACTAGTTTTTGACCAAGATGACCATCATTCATAATTTCAGTCATTTGTAATTTAAAATCTGTATATATATCTATCATTTTCTTTGTCCAACCAAGATCGTTGTTAGACAGTAAAGAGTCAATGTATTTTATTTCTGATTTGTATCGATTTGATAAATATAATGAACAATCAAACACAATTTCATGAATAGCGTCAATATTATTACATTCAAAAATAACCATCAAACAAGTAACAGCGGGAAGAGATGCATCTAATATTCCATCAACAAATGAATCAACTGATTTAATAATTTTATCTTTCATTCCTTCAGTAGAAAAGATATCATAATATTTATTTATTTTTAGAAATTCAACATACTTACTAGTATGATTAAAATATAACACATTTGACTTTAGTTTTGTTAATGGAATTTTATATTTGTTCATTTGATGGATTAGAACGCATACAAATCGTTCAGTTAATCTACCCATATAAAAATACAAAGAAAATTTATTCCACATACCTTCAGTTATATTTTGAATAATTGTTGGTAAAAATTCCCATCTGTTAGATACACATAAATAATTAGCAAAATTATTAGAAAAACTATCATGTTCATAAAAATTTTTACTAAATTTTGTCATAATTTGATTAAATACTGGAGTACTTAATAAATACCATCCTACGCCGAAAAAAGGAAGTTTAACTGTATTTTGAATTTTAATTAATGTATTAATAGAATCAAACCAATAACATCTAATCATAAATCTTTTAATATTTTCAGCTTCATTTTTAATATATGGTTTAATAATATCAACTTCATCGTATATAAAAAATATAGTTCGATTATTAACATTATCAAAATTATCAAGTGTATTAATTAGTTTAATAATGAATGATTTAATCTCAGGAAAAACTGCACCTTTAAGAAATAATGCAGTAATTGTATTTGAAGATATATTTTTAGTACAGCATCCAAATTCTTCATACCATTTAAACATTTCAAAAAAACAAATATTATCATCTAAAGAGGCAAGAAGCATATAAATCATGCATTCATTAATTAGAAAACGAACATCATCAATTTCTTTGAAGACAGTCCAAAGAAATTGAAGTAAATGCATATTTTTATTTTTTATTAGTAATAATAAAAATTGCAATAGTTGATTATCAAAAATAAATTTACAAATAGACAATGCATCATCTTCATTTAATTGAGTTTGTAATTTAAGTATGATTAATTTTGCAAGCTTCTGATTATTTGACATATTATAATACTAAAAAAGATACTATAATATGAAATATGATATTGAATTTTATTATCAATTTTTATAAAAATGCACCAATTTAAGCATTATTTTTTAATGATAAGTATTTTAATTTATAGTTTTTGTATTCATTATAATAATCATCTTTGTCTGATACTCTTTGTTCAACATAACCACCAAATTGAGTAGTTTTGAGATCAGAAATTAAATTATTTAAGATTTGTTTACCTTGGATTAATACATTATCAGGCATAGAATCATTAAAATTATTTGCAGTCCATATAGGATTTACATCTACAAGTTTTAAATAATTTACATTTCCACCTTTCATGTTTAATTTATAGTTATACATATTTGTTCCTTCGGGTTGATAGCGAACAAAATATACATGTTTAGAAGTTAAGAAATTAGAAGGAATTAACATTCTACTAGAATCATTATTTAAGTTTAATACAGAGACACCTGACATATCTTCACCACCTTTAAATTTATTGAAAGTATTTCTTCCAGTATTGCTTATATCTTTTTTAATATTGTGAACACCAGATGATATATTATCTGCAGATTTAATTAATCCATTTTTACCAACATTAATAATTTTAGTTCCTGTATTTAATCCAGTATTTGCAAGATCATTTACACCAGATACCCCATGGTTAACAAAATCTTTACTACTATTTAATCCAGTTTGACCTAATTGATATACACCTTGACCAGTACGATTTACTAATTGAACGCCTGTATTTACACCAGAAGAACCAATATCTACAGTTGTATTAATTACATTTTTACCAGTATTTATACCAGATTCTAATACATTTTGTCCAGTGTTAATAACTAATCCAGATACATCAGAACCTAAATCTAAAACTGTATTAAAAACTTTACCACCAACTCTTATAACACCAGTAACAACTTGATGAACACCAGTTACAGCAAAGTCAATAGTTTTACCTGCAAGATTTGTTGTTACACCAATTACATCATTTGCAAGTTCACCAGTGTTTTTTGCTATATTTGTAACAATTTTATTACCATTAGAAGTTATATTATTTACAACGCCTTTGCTATCTTGTGCAACATTAGATATAATACGTTTAGAACCAGATAATGTTTTAGAACTTACATCTTTTATACCATCTACAGTTGTACCTACAAGATCAACACCAGTTCTTCCAATATTTGTACCTGCATCATAAATACCAGTTGATACATCACTTACACCATTGTATACAGTTTTTACTCCAATTTTTCCAGTGTTATGGATACCAGTAACAATATCATTTGCAGCTTCAGTAGAAGTATCTAATATTGCACTTCTAGTGACATTTACACCGGTATCTACTACATGACCAGTTGCAGATACTACGCCTTTGCCTAATTCAATACCGCTATCAACTACTTTAGTACCAAGAGTTAAAGTAGTATCCACTACTTTAAAAAGAATATTACCTGCTTGATCAACTACATAAAATGCACCATCTACGCCTTGTTGCATTAGTTTTGCAACAGGATAGTCTACATTAGAGGATGTTTCTGCACCTCCGTTAACACTATCTTTATTAATAGATGATACTAATGTTTTTTGGAAATCGTTCAAGTTCATATTTTATAATATATTATTATAAAATAAAAATATGAAAACTATATTAATTATCAATATAGGATATCTAAAAAATATATTAAGAAATAATTTTGTTTATTTATATAAAATTCATATATAGATAAATGAAATCATATTATAAAATGAATAGAATTATATAAATAAATTATAAAATGATAGGTAGAATAAATAGTTCAACAGTAAATATTTTTATATTAAAAATAATATTTAAAAAACGTATTTCTCTAAATAAATTATCATAGAATAGAACATGCATTATTATTTGAATGAATTAAGTAATAAACCATATTGATCTAATGCAGATTTTAATAACGATTGTAATCTTTTACGGTTAGTTCTATGTTCCTGTTGATACTCTCTTAATTCTTTTATTAATGATAAAATTTTTATATTTATTAATTTTGGGATATCATTATTTAATTTATTATACGCTGCTAATAAACGTTCATCTGTATCAGAATATGTTTCAATAAATTTATTAATATTTTTCTTTACATTATTTACTAATTTAGATAATCTAATTTCTGCATCTTGAATTTTTAGATCAATATTTGTAATTAATAATTTTAAATCATTAATTATTAATTTTAATTTATTAGTTTCAGATTGTAAATAATTTAAATTTTCATCTTCTAATTTTAAAATTACTTTAGATTTAATCTGTATAAATTCTTTAATAGTTTCTTTTAATGTTTTATTATATTCAAGAATACTTAATTGTAACTCTTTTAACTTTTTAATTTCTGGGTCTACATCTAAAATACTTTCATCAAATTGTTTCAAATTTTCTTCAAAAATTTCTTTTGCCATTGGTATAGTTACTACTGCTTCTACACTTTCTGTTAATTCATCTGGTTCAATTTCACCAACATCATCAGGATTAAATGTAGGTAATTCTGGTTTAAGTGCTCTTTTCTCTTTACTACTTGTACCACGGGTAACACCATTATTTTTTAAAAGTTTTGCAAGTTTTCGTGCTTCTTTTTCTTCTTTCGTTAATTCACGTAAAAATATATCATCACCAGTATATAATTTTTGATCATCTAATCTTACATTATATTTAATTATAAAATAACCACCACCTGCACCACCGTGATTAATTCTAATTCTACTTTCTATACGTCCACATACATCAGGATTATTTAATAAACACACTCTTTTTCCAATAACTTTATTATCAGATAATAATGCAAGTTCATCTAATGTTTGTCTTTTTAATTCTTCTTTTCTTTGTTTTTCTTCTTCTGATTTTTTAAGATAATCTTTTTCTGTTTGACCAATAATCCGACCCTTATTTGGTACTGTATTTAATGCACCTATTTTAAAACCTTTTAATACACCAGATTCGTAAATCTTAAATCCTGCTTGTTTAGCATGAAATTTAGTACATAATTTTCCATAATATTGACACATACCGTCATTTGGGCATTGATTGGATATTTGTCCTTTTCTACTATTATAAAATGGTTCTGGAAAATGAAGTTTAGAACAATTTTCTTCCATACATCTTTGTTGACTATTATAACCTCTGATACAAAATTCAGAAAATGGAATTAATGATTCTTCTTGTTGTCTTCTAATTTCTAATTTTCTTTCTTCTTCTATTCTTTGTTTTTCTAATCGTTCATTTTCTTCTCTCTCTAATCTGTCGTTTTCTTCTTGTAATTTGCGTAATATTACTTCTTCATCCACAGTTTTTCTATCAATCGGATCTTCATATAATGGTTTTTTTTCTTTTTTAGATAATTCTGTAAAAAGTAATTTTAAAATATCTTTAGAACTGGGTGGATTATTAAATGGAAAATTAGAAAACAATGTTGTTCTTTTTGGTGAAGTAATTAATTCTTTATAATATGTATTCCAAACAAATACAAAATTAGGTAAATATTGATTAATAATACTAATAACTCTATCATTTTCTGTATCATCATCATCATATGCTAAATCACCCCATGAACTTATACCAAGATCAGTAAAATCATTTGCAATTATTTGGTTTTTGTATGAAAATTCATTATATTCTTTTGCATATGTATCTAATCTTTCTTTTATTTCTTTTATTATTGTATTTATTGCATTAGGTCTCAAACCTAATCCACCTCCGTAATGATATTTTAATTTGTATTTATTAGATTTATTTATATATGACATAATATATAAATATATTTTTATTCTCCTTTATTTACATCAACAAGAGTTCTTGCACTGGGATCTAATAATTTAGAATCGATACCTGTCCATTTAGGTAACCAATAATATGGAATTACTTTAGATACTTCTACATTATTACCGTAATATTTGCAAAATAATTCTCTGTAATAAAGTCCTTCTTTTGTATATGGTGTTAAATGAGGATATTTACTTTCTAAATTTAATAAATCTTTTTCTGTATATAAATTGTCTATTTTATCTTGAATAATTTTATACCATGAATTTTCTTTATTAGAACAACCATCACTTAATGCACATTTTATTCTATTTCTTACTTGTTCTGGTATAAATCCTTTCATTGCTTCTCTAAATAACCATTTTTCGATTCCATGTGTACTAGTCATTCGTATTTTAGGATCAATACTAAATGTTAAATCAACTAATGATTGATCAGAAAATGGTAGTCTTATTTCTATTTTACTATTAGATACTGCTCGATCACATCTTAATCCATCATATTTATATATTTCATCCATTAATCGTATACATTCATCATTAAATTCGGTAGGGTCATTACATTTAGAAAAATATAAATAAGATCCATATTGTTCATCTGATGCATCACCACATAATAATACTTTAATATCAGTACATCTAGAAATAAACTGAGAAATCATTAGTTGCATAACAGATGCTCTATTAGATGTTAAATCAAATGATTCAATAATTCTGACGGTTGTTTCTATCATATTTATAGCTTGTTCATTAGTAATAATTACATGAGTATGTAATCCTCTTTTAGATTCATGTTGATTAGAAACTTTTTTATAATCCTCGGTAGAGATATTATATGGAACTGAAATAATATCAGAATTAATATAATTTGCAACTAGTTTAGCATTTGGTTCATCTGTACCACCTTCAAATCCAATAGAGAAAGTATACATTGGTTTAGTATCTTTTAAAATATCATATGCAACACCAACAACCGCAGAACTATCAATACCACCAGATAATAAAAATCCAATTGAACGATCAGATTGTAATCTGCATTTTACCGCTTCATAAAATGTATTTTTTATTAATTTAACAGATTCTTCGATATCATAATATTTAATTTCTTTTGGAAAGAAATAATATTGTATTTGTTCAAATTCTCTCCATTTTTTATTCAAATATGTAAAAGTTTTATAATTTCCACCTTTAAATTGATCTACAGAATAATTCGTAAAATTTTCATAGATACCTACTTGCCCTTTTAATTCAGAACTAATACAGATGCCATTATCATCAGATCCTATAAATAAAGGTCGAACACCAAACGGATCTCTGACAACATGACAATTCATTTCATTTGTAATTTTATTAATATCTAATATAATAATTGCAAATTCTCCACGAATATCTTTAATTAATTGATTGAGACCAAATTTATTATAAATTAAAGGAATAATTTCACAATCACTATTTGATACTGGAGTAAAATTATATTTGTTTAATAGTTCTTTAAAATTATAAATTTCACCATTGCATAATGTATAAATAGTACGTTCATCCGTTTCTACAATAAATGGTTGATCACCTTTAGATGAAGTATCCATAATAGATAATCTATGAAATCCTAACATAATATTTTTATCAGCTAATGTAATTAATCTAGATCTATCAGGTCCTCTATCTTCTAACGCCAGAAATGACTTGTATAATATATCTTTTTTAAGAAAACCATTTTTTAACAAATATGCCCAAATACCACACATTTTATCTTTAATTTTATTAAATTTGTTTATTTATATTTAAGTTAAAAATATGAATATATTAAATAAAAATGGGATTGTGTATATCAAAAAATCAAAATGAAACAACGGTTATAAAACCAGAAATGAAACATAAATATCATAAAAAAGCAATTCCAAAGTCATTAAAGAAGTTAGTATGGGATACATATATAGGTGAGACAATTGGTTTATCAAAATGTTTATGTTGTAAGCATCAACAAATACGACAAATTGAATTTCATTGTGGTCATATAAAATCGGAAGTGAATGGTGGTGAAACAAACATTAAAAATTTAAGACCAATATGTGCACAATGTAATTTAAGTATGGGAACAATGGATATGTATGAGTATCAATCACGATATTTTAAATCCTGAATAAAAATATAAAAATTGATATTATAATTTATTGGTATTAATAAATTGTAATTACCAACATTCAATATTATATATATAAGATGTACCTCTTTGACAGTGTAAACAAGTTAACAAATGAAAA